CTGCAATCCTTGCAAAACCATATAATGTTTTCATATGAGTTTTTTTGATAACCAAACTTATCTAGCTGTGTCACCCTGGCGCATTTGTCGCACGTCTCTACCTTGTACTCAGCAACCATCTCACCATCTATAAAGAGCTTGCCCGTCATAGCTTTAAGGTTAATTAACTCCATTTGGCTACTCATACCTGAGGCGCCCATCCTGTAGAGGTTTGCATATACCAAACTGGCTCGCATTGAGTAGCCTTAGTCTTTTCTGTGCAGCTGTAATTACCCCATTTTTTATTTGTCTTGGTGGAGAATCCTTCACGCCAAACACGGGCGCCGTGAATACAGGTGCTACGTCTTTAGTACTAAGAGCTTCTACCTTTTCCATATCCTGCTTTGTACTGCGAGCTATACCGCCAGGTGTGAGTAAACCAATCACACGGCCATAAGCTGAGGTTACTGCGTTTTCTACCCAAAAATGCAGATTTACGCCTCGGTCACTACGTGCCTCATAGGCAAAATCAACAGCGCTAGGCTTTTCATCTTCATAGTTTTTATAGGCCTCAGCCTTTACTAAAATATAACCTTTTGTTATATCTATGTCCTCAATATATGCCACTAGCCTTAGGCTGGGGTATTCGCTACGCGCTCTGATAATTCGAGCGTTGACATCCTCGTATCCTTCAAGAAAGTTACTCACTTAGCGGCCTCGCTCTCGCGTAGTGCCTTAGCGATGTTACGGCCACGTAGGTAACCTTCACCCAGGCCTACTTTATAGCCCATCTCATAAGCTGCATAAATAAATAAGCCCATAAATAGGCAAACCATACCAACTACTATAAAGTCCAAACTGTTCATCTTTCGCCCTTTGTTAAGGCCGAGTAGCTACCTATCCGGGTAGCCCTCCCGGCGTGTGTAGTAAAAGTATGACTGCACCCACCGACAAAAGGCAACGCGACACGCCCTACTTAGATAATCTGTCCTCTAGCAACATCTCATAGATTTTATCTACGCGTAACTCAATACGCTCAACGCGCCCTACGAGGTTATGCCCGCCGTTGTTATCGGGCTTTAATTCAGCTAGGTAATACTTAACAAGATGGCGCACAAGCCCAGCCATAAGGCCCCCTAGCGTGGCTATCCCCAAAGCCATCGCCACGTATGCCTGAGCTTGCGACATCCTACTTAGCCCCTACGCCTAATTGCTTCTCATTAGGTGCAATAGCTTTAAGTAATGGCCCAATGAGCCCAGCTAGAAAAGCATTAGCTAGTACTTTAGGGTCTGAAATCCCGCTGAGGTACAGCGCACCCACGCACGATAAAGCCGCACGTAGGTAGGACAAGGCCGCGGCCTTAAATTGCTCTTTCATTTATTAGCTCGATTCTGCCCTTAGTTGATTTGTTTAAGTACGCCCACAGTATTAGTACCTGAGGCCGTAACGCCATAAAGGCCCTCGTGGTCACCTACCAAAAGCTGCATTTTATCGCCATTATCTAGCTTGTAGCCGTTGCTCGTTGTTACTCCACTATCGCCTAAATAAACAATGCCACCGCCTGAGTTATGTAGCCACACGGTTTGGTCAAAGCCTGTTGAGGCTACCAATAATGTAGCCGTAGTGCCTACGCTTACCTGTGCGCTAGTTGGCATTTTCTAATCCTAACTTAGTAATTAAGGCCCTGACCTTTTCAGGGCTTAAAGCTATCTCAAAGTGCATTTCGTCTTTTCTAGTCCAATCCCCGCCCCAGGTTAGGCCGTACTTTTTAGCCAGGGCACGAATCATAGGTACCTTGCTGGCTTCAAAGGTACCTACCTTGCCTAAAGGGTGTTTAGTTGCGTTCAGGTCTATAGCTGTGCCGCTTGCGTGGTTACTTAGTTTGCCTACCACACCTCTTACGTCTCTGTAGGCATAACCCCAATCGTCAAACGTGCCGCCTTCTATTGGCTCTATTAACTCGTTAAACTCTTTAGCAAAGTTAATAAGCAACGGCGCTACCTTTTCAGCGCAGCGTATTTTAAGGCTTGTACCCTCTACCTTAAAAGGCTTAACGCCTATCTCAGCCTGCTCCTTAGATGCTGGCCAGCCGTTGTAGCTAGTCTGCATCTGTAACTATTGGTGTGAAGTGTTCCGCCTGTGCCTGTTGCTCGTCATAGGTTGATTTAAGCATTGAGGTGTATTCCCCGTTGCCTCGGTCAATAATGGCGTAAGTAATAGGTTCACCTGTGACTGCGTGTGGAATTTCAATAAAGGTTACATTTTCCATTTTACAACTCCGAACTTAATCCGACATAGGATGTAGAAGAACCGTCTGAAAGCAAAACTATCGGTCTATTGGCAGTAAATCCGCTTGAAGCATTACATAGCAAAGTCATTATATTGCCACTTGCAAAACCTAAAGTTATTGAAGTCAAGGTGATATTTATGCCTGAAGAATCATCGCATCTAACTGCTGAATAATCTATTGCGCTTGGTTTTATTCGCATTGTAACTGTTGTATTCATACCAACTTTTCCAACTGTTCCTGATGAACCATAACCGTAAGCAATTGGACCATACGCTTCAAAAACAGTTGTTCGATAGTAGTAACGCTGACAAGCGGCTAATTCTCCTTGGATTGTTCCGCCTGCTCGGCTAAAGGTTGTTGGAACTGAACCAATTTCCAATTGTTGATTGCCCCAATAGACAACAACGCTACTTGCAATAGTTGAGGTTGTTCTAATAAGAACTCGGATTGACTTAGCAGTTGATGGTATGTCATAAACTCCGCTGATTGGCACAAATGTTGTTGTTGTAGGAGTTGCTGTACCACCACTCACGGCAGTCAAATTTGTCCAAGAACCAGCGGGAGCAACATCTACGGATGAACTATGTGAAACAACCATAGACATAGCCGTTGAAGTGCTTGCTGCCACAAGTCCTGAAAATGTAACTCTTTGACCAGCCAAGCGAGTTGCATTGATTGACTCAATCGCCTGAATTGGATAAACGCTTGATGTTGCAGATGCAGTAAATTTTAATGAATAAGTTGCACCTGTTGGTACTACTGTTGTTTCTTGCGCCCAAGTGCCTGAACCGCTTTCAATAAGTCCATACCAGCGGTCAGCCGTTCCATAGTTTGATGCCGTTGATGAAGTGCCACGCTGCCAAATGTCAAAACCACCATTGATTAGGAAGTTTTTACCTGCCTCAATGTGTCCTTGATAGCGCAAGCCTGTTGAAGTGGAACTATCTGCTACGAGGCTTTCACCGTTGTTGCCGACTGCTAAGCGGGCGGGTGTGTCTGCTCCGCTAGCTGCTACTAAATCGCCCTTAGCATCCACAATAGTATTTTGTATAGCGTTGCTATCGTCAAAGCCAACCCAAGCTGCACCTGAGTAGGTGAGTACTGCATCGGTGTCTTTGAGGTAACAGCATTGGCCCTCTTGTGGTGAGGTTATAGCTGCATCTCGCGCTGCCGCTGAGGCAAACACTAGTACGCCTTGCATTAGGTAGCCGTTAGTGTCAGCTGCCGTAAGTACCTCGCCAGTAGTAAAGGTCTTAAAACCTAATCCAGCTGCCATAGTCCTAGCTCCTTAATAACTTAATACGCCGCTGTCAAGCAAGCCGTATATGGTTGAGTCTAATATAAAGCCGTCAATAATTGGCTCTAAAGTGGTGAGTGTTGTTTTCCAGCTGTTAGGCGTAATGCTCATAGCAACGCCAAACACCTGCAAAGTTTTAGTTAGGGTTGAGCCCCCAGGTTGGTTAGTTGTAATAGTTACCGGGTCAAAATAGTCCAGGTCTAGCGCTGCAATTATGCCCGTATTGTAATTATCGGTATAAAGGTCTAGCTGGATAGCATCGCATCGGATGCTTGTCTCAGCTCTAGATGCAACGTATGCCTGTGCGTAATCTAGGGCTACGGCATCGGTCTGCATTAGTAGGTTTTGCTGGTTGTAACTATGGATAAAGTACTTGTCTATGCTGGACTGATTTATAGCCGTTTGGGCTGTGCCACCTGTGCGGGTGATGCTGGCTGAGTTGTAAACTAGGGTATCGTCAAGGCGCCACACCGCGTTAAAGTAACTAATATCTGAGCCGTTATCGTTAAATACTGTAGGCGTAGCCCCTGTACTGCCAGCTGTAACAGCTCTATCTTGAAAGACAAACGAGCCAGCGGCATCTACATACAAGGCCCCGTACTCGCTAATCTCTACAGTTTGCATAGCTGCAAGGCTTGTGCGGGCTGTGCCTGGGTCTGCCTGCATAGTAGTTAAACCTGCATCTACGTCACGCATAGAGGCTGGCCAAGAGATAGCATCTAACAAAGCGTTAATTCTTGCACCGCTAAGCTGACCCGCTGAGGTGCCTGCTACTGTACTAATCTGTGCATTTTGTGCGAGTCTAAAAGCATCTACGGCTTGGATAGTTGTATAAACCACGTCATTAGCGTTTTTAGGTGTAGTAGTCGTATAGCTAGTAATAAAGCCTGAAAAGATAGGGTAAGTAGTTGCCTCGTAGGTAGCCGTAATTTGCACTTTACGCATAGGCGTTAATAAGTTGTAATACGGCCCGCTTGGGTTTTGAGGGTTAAAATCGCCGTTTTGGTCAACGATACGCAGCGATAAGGTGCCCGTCTGGAATTGGTCAGCCTGGGCGTTACGGCCTCTAATGGTTTGTATGCTATCTACTACGTTAGATACGTCCACGATTACGCTGGCGCTATCTGCTAATACGTTTGTGCCTAATATGCCTGAGCCTAAAATCATAGCCTGAGCAAAGCTAGGGCCAGTACTAAAGTTAATAACAGCGTTTACTGTTGGCACGGTCATACTGCTATGGCCCCTGCGTAGGTAGTTGTGTACCCTCGGCGGGCTATCTCATTAAGAGCATTTTGCACAGCATCTACAATAGTA